TATTCAAGATGTAATACAAGCGAGAATAGCAGCTTTTCAAGTTCAATACGGATTAAGTGAAGAACAAGCAAAAATAGCACTATTGCAAAATAAAACTATTCAGGAGTTAATAGGTCGAATAAAAGAATTAAGAATAAATGTTGAAGAGTCTCAAAGGGAGATAGAAGTTTCTGAGATTGAACACCAAAAGAAATTAGAAGACACTAGAAAGGCTGCAGCGGATAAACGTAAAGAAAGAGAAGCCAAGGAAGCGGAGGATAGACTTAAAAAACAAAGGGAAGCAGAAGAAATAAGCTCGCGTATTTTTAATGAATTTATTTTACACGCTCAAAAGAGTAGACAAGCTCAAGAACTTGAACTTTTAACACTTGGCAACGAAGAGAAGTTAAACGCTAATCAAAACTTTTGGGCTGCTGTAGTCGAAGGTAATAAAAAGAAGTCGGAAGAGGAGCTACAACAGGAAAGAGAGTTACAAAGCGCGAAGCTAGAATTAGCGGGTGCAACTTTGCAAGGAATAGGAAGCCTAGTAAATGCGTTCGCTGGTGAAAACGAGGAACAGCAAAGAAGAGCTTTTAACATAAGCAAGGCTATTAGTATAGCACAAGCAACTATAGACACTTATAAAGGTGCTACGGCTGCTTTTGCCTCGACTGCTGCTAGTCCGTTAGGTATTGCTAACCCCGCTGCTCCTTTTATTGCTGCTGCTGCTGCGGTTGCTGCTGGACTTGCTAACGTAGCGACTATTGCTAGACAACAATATCAAGGCGGTGGCTCAGGCGGTGCTGGTGGAGGTGCTGGAGCTTCTAACCCGCCCGCGGAACTATCTAACCCCGCGACTTTTAACGTAGTAGGTAACACAGGCACTAACCAACTAGCGCAGACATTAGGACAGCAACCTTTACAGGCGTATGTAGTGGCGGGAGATGTTACCTCGGCTCAGTCGCTTGAAAGAAACAAAATACAACAAAGTACACTTTAAACGTAAATAAGTTATGGAATTACAAGAAGTAGAGTTATTTATTAAGGACGAAAACGAGGACGGAGTATTCGCTGTTTCGTTAGTAGAAAACCCCGCTATTGAGGAAAACTTTATAGCCTTGTCGGGTTATAAGATGGAGTTAAAAGTAGTAGACGACGAGAAGCGTATAGTAACAGGGCTTGCTTTAGTACCTGAGAAGCGCATTTATCGTAAGATAAAAGAAAAGGAGTTTAACATATATTTCTCAAAAGAGACTATTTACAAAACTGCGGAGCTATTTATGAAGAAGTTGAACCTTAATAACGTGACTTCTGAACACGAGCGACCAGTTACAGGCGTTTCAGTTATTGAAAGTTGGCTAGTTGAAAACACCGACAAGGATAAAACAGCGTTATACAACCTTAAAGCACCTGTAGGAAGTTGGGCTATCACTATGAAAGTATATAACGACAACGAATGGGAGAAAATAAAAGCGGGCGACTACAAAGGGTTTTCTATTGAAGGTATCTACCAAGGCTTAGAAGCTTTAGAGATGAGCAGCGAAAACGAGATAATCGAGGAACTTAAAAAAATAATTAAATAAAATGGCTAGAGACATTAAAAACACAGCGTACAACGTAAGGCTAGACCTAGTTAACGACCCTTCAACTATTAAGAATGAAGAGGGCGCGATGTACTTCTATAACGGCAAAGTATATTATTTAGACGGTACTAACCCAGCGGCTCAACTATTAGACAGCGGTAGCGTAGTTACTACGGATGCTGTTAACTTTGGCTCTACTCAATGGAGCATGGATTTAGCAGCTCCTCAAACTTTATTAAACGGAGAAATAGCAAACGGCTTTACTTTCTTTACGAATGCAGACAAAGTAGCAAGCGGTACTACTTCTTACGATGAGTTAGACATAGCGGGAACAGGCGACCATGTTATTATACCTTATGTAGGTACTGCATACGAGGGGCAAAGATTACAGCATAACATTAGAGTCAACTTTAGTATTACACCTAGTGGGGGAGCTACTCAAACTTTAGCACTTTCTTTAAGACGATTTGCAGACGATAGTATTATAGGAAGTGAATTATTAGTATTTAGAACAGCAGACGAGGGCGCACAGCAATTTAATTTTATTACTTACACAGCTGGGGCTAGTGACCCTTTTGTAACTGGCGGCTTTTACTTTGCTTTAAGAAATGATTCAGGAGTAAACGTAGATATAGCAGCTGCTAGCGTAGGTATTTTAATTCAGACTTACTATCAGAAACCAACAATGTTTTAAATGAGTACACCGAGTAGAACAAGCCCGAGAGGAGGGCGTAGAGGTTGCCTATGTAAAGACGGAAAGACTTATAGTCGTAAATGCTGCGACGGAACTATAGGAGCGCAAGGAATAGGCAGCACCGTAGGGGGTAATAATTCAACCGTCGTAAACGAGGACACTAACAGGGTAGAAACTGAGACCTCTACACCTATTGCAAGCACTAATAACAGCAACGTCGTAAACGAGGACACAACGCGAACCACTACCCGCGTTTCTAGTTAAATTTATAACAGAAAGAAAATAAAACGTATATAGTAATAATAAATAAAATAAAAATGAAAGAACAAGTAAACGAGCTACTTCGTAAAATAGGTTTAAAAGCCGTAGAAGTAAAGCTAGAACAAATTTTGACAGCTGACGGGCAAGCAGCTTTAGAAGCTGAAGCATTCGAAGCGGGGCAGCCTGTATTTATCGTTAATGAAGACGAGCGTATCCCTTTACCTGTAGGTGAGTACGAAATGGCAGAGGATATGATTCTTAAAATTGAGGAAGAGGGTATTATTGCTTCTTTTGAGAAAAAGGAAATGGAAGAGGAAGCTGCTGAGGTAGAAGCCGAAGAGAAAGAAATGGAAGAGGTAGCAGCGAGCGAAGAGCCAACAGCTACACCTGTAGCTAAGAAAGTAGTGGAGTCAGTATCTAAAGAAACTTATTTCTCAGCTGAGGAAAGAGAGTCTTTAATTGCTGAGTTGAAAGCTCAAATTTTAGCAGAACTTTCTAAAGAGGACGAAAAAGAGGAAACTACAGAAGAGGTAGAACTTTCTAAGCCTATTCAACACAACCCTGAGAACGCACAACCTAGACAACAGATTTCTTTTAACAAAAAAGAGCAGTCTTTGAAGTCTATGGTTTACGACTTGATTAGTAAATAATAATTTTTAAATAAATAACAATGGCAACAACAACAAACATCACGACTTCTTATAGCGGCGAGTTCGCAGGGAAGTACGTAGCTGCTGCGCTTTTACCAGCGCCAACAATTGCTAACAACCTTATTACGGTTAAGCAAAACGTAAAGTACAAAGAAGTACTTAAAAGAGTAGGTATTAACGACATCGTAAAAGACGGTTCTTGCGACTTCGACCCTACTTCAACTTTGACGCTTACAGAGCGTATCTTAGAGCCTCGTGACCTACAGATTAACTTATCTTTGTGTAAGTCAGATTTTAGAAGCGACTGGGAAGCTATCGAAATGGGTTACTCTGCTTTCGATAATTTACCTAAGAACTTTTCTGATTTCTTAATTGCTCACGTAGCTGAGAAGTCTGCTGCACGTAACGAGCTTTCTATTTGGCAAGGAGACAAAACTGTAACAGGACAGTTTGACGGTTTTGAAACTTTGTTAGCACTTGACGCTGAATTACCAGCTGCTCAAGAAGTAGCGGGTACTACTGTAGATTCTACAAACGTAGTTACTGAGTTAGGTAAAGTTATCGACGCTATGCCTGACACTCTTTACGGACGTGAAGACTTGAGACTTTATGTATCTAACAACATCTTTAAAGCGTATGTACGTGCGTTAGGTGGGTACGGTGCTGCTGGTCTTGGTTCTAACGGTTTCGAAGGTAAAGGTAACATGTGGTACACTACAGGAGGAGCTTTGTACTTCGACGGTATTCCTGTTGTAATGTGTCCGGGTATGTCTGCTGACACTGCTATCCTTTCAACTATCGACAATTTGTACTTCGGTACTGGTTTGCTTTCAGACCACCAAGAGGTTAAAGTTTTAGATATGGCAGATTTGGACGGTTCGCAGAATTGTCGCGTAATTATGCGTTTTACGGCTGCTGTAAACTATGCTTTTGCTGCTGACGTAGTTACTTACGGAATCGTTAACGCTGTTAACTAATAATTGAATTACTAACTTTAAAAGGGGTGGGTATACGCCCGCCCTTTTTTATAATACTTAAGATATGGCATGTGATATTACAGCTGGAAGACTTGAGCCATGTAAAGATACGGTAGGAGGTTTAGACGCGGTTTATTTCATTAATTACGATGATTTACCAGCAGACCAAATTACTCTTGACGTAGATAGCCAAGTTACAGCAGTAGGAGGAACACCTACAGCATACAAGTACGAAATTAAAGGAACGTCTAGCCTAGAGAGTGCTATTAACTCTTCTCGTGAAAACGGTACTACTTTCTTCGACCAAGTGTTGAGCTTGATGTTAAAGAAGCAAGACCTAGCAACGCACAAAGAGGTAAAACTTTTAGCATACGGACGACCTAAAGTTATCGTAAGAGACAATAACAATAACTTCTTTTTAGTAGGTTATGAGCATGGAGCAGACGTTAACGGAGGTTCTATTGTTACAGGTGCTGCTTTTGGAGACATGAGCGGTTATAACTTGACTTTTCAAGCAATGGAGAAACTACCTCCTTTGTTTATGAATGCAAGCTCAGACCAAACTTTAGCAGATTTAGGAATGAATGTTCAGTTAGGAGACGGCACAACTGTTACGCCTACGCCTTAATTTTTCATAGTTTAATTGTTTATTAAGGGGCAGCTTTCGGGTTGCCCTTTTTTTATTTGAAACAAAATGAGCTTTTAACGTATATAAGATATGATAATACTAGAAGAGACAGGAACTGCTCAAACTTTTAAAATAGTGCCTCGTGAATTAGTCGCGGACAGCATGGTAATTTTAAACGAGCTTACGGACGTTTCAGAGACTTACGCAATTACGCCTACAGTAGATAGATATTATTTAGTTATCGAAGAGGTACTTAATTTGAAAGAAGGAAACTTCTATACATTAGAGGTAAAGAACGGCAGCGAGATAGTTTACAAGGGTAAGATATTCTGTACTAATCAAAGTATAAGTACTTACTCGGTAAATACTAACGAATACACAAGCTATAGCAGCACAAACGACTACGTTACATATGAGTGATATTAAAATACTTAATTTGGCAGCTTACGAGCAGCCTGAGATAAAAGAGGACACCCGTAACGAGTGGGTAGAATACGGAGAAGCTAACGACTACTATAACTTCTTAATAGACCGTTCTAGAAAGTCTACGACTAACAGCGCAGTAATTAACAATATTTCTCGTTTAATTTACGGGCGTGGTCTTCATGCTATGGACGCTTTTAGAAAGCCGTCACAGTACGCTGCTATGCGTTCTATATTTAGCCCTGAGTGTTTACGTAAGGTGATTAAAGAGCTTAAGATGTTAGGCGCTGGACACTTTCAAGTACATTACGACGAGAAGCATACGAAAGTTATTAAGGCTTATCATATACCTACTAACTTAATTAGACCTGAGAAGTGTAACGCGGAGGGAGATATAGAAGGGTATTACTATTCTGACAACTGGGAGGACACTAGAAAATTCGCTCCTAAGAGAATACCAGCTTTTGGTACTTCAAAAGAAAAGATAGAGATACTATGTATTAAAGATTACGCTGTAGGGGTTAAGTACTTCGGAGAGATTGATTACCTCGCTGCTGTACCTTATGCAATACTAGAGGAGGAGATTAGCGACTATTTAATAAACGAGGTACAAAACGGCTTTAGCGGTACTAAGGTTGTTAACTTTAATAACGGAGTGCCTGACCAAGAGAAGCAAGAGGAGGTAAGCAGAAAGGTATTAAACAAGCTTACAGGCTCGAGAGGGCAAAAAGTTATAGTAGCTTTTAACAATAACGCAGAAAGCAAAACAACGGTAGACGATATACCTTTAAACGATGCACCTCAGCACTACGAATACTTGAGTAAAGAAGCAGAGCAAAAGATATTAACAGGGCATACAGTAACTTCTCCTATGTTAGTAGGTATTGTTACAGATAACCAAGGCTTCAGCTCAAACGCAGACGAGATAGAAGTAGCAGCACGTTATTTTTACAACGCTACTATACAGCCGTTTCAAGAGTTAATGATTGACGCTATAGATAAGATTCTAGCGTTTAACGGTATTTCTTTAGACCTTTACTTTAGACGTTTAAACTT